ACTAATAGTGTTTGGGTGGAAATAGACCCGATTTAATATGGCATCAACATTTTCAACAAATTCAAAATTAGAGATTATTACAACCGGTGAAAAGGCTGGTCTTTGGGGTAATATAACAAATACCAATCTACAGATATTAGAGCAGCTATCTAGCGGATATCTATCTTTAGATGTGGCTTCATCTGACCAAGCTCTTGCGTTAGACAATGGTGCAACTTCAAATGGTAAAAATCTTTACTTTAAACTTACTGGAACATTGGCGGCTAATCGAACTGTAACTATTCCTAATAGTGCAGAAAGAATTATGGTATTCGAAGATGCCACTACAAGAGAAAGTTCTGGAAGCATAAAAACTTTAACCATTAAAACTGTATCGGGGACCGGGGTTACTGTCCCTGCAGGTGCACACTTATTAGTATATTCAGATGCTACAAACGTAAATCTTGGTTTATTAAATAAAGGCTATCTTACAGTAAATTCATCAACTGTTACTGCTCATACAGCAGTTGCAGGAGAACAAATTTTTGCAATAACAAATACTAACCCTATAACAATAACACTACCAGCAGCTGCTGCTACTGGAGATGAGATTACTATAATAGATGGTGGTAACTTTTTTGCATCTAATAATCTTACGATAAATAGAAATAGTCACAAAATAAATGCGGGAACTTCTAACTTAGTTTTAAATGTTAATGGTCAAGCATCGACTTTAGTTTATGCTAATGTAACTGTTGGCTGGGTATTGAAGTCAACCAACCAGTAGGAGTAATATTATGGCTCTTGTCGAGTTTCCTTTTGCTCCCGGAATAGACAAACAGGACACAACTGTTGGTGCAGAAAATAGGTGGGTAGATTCTGACAACGTTAGATTTAGATATGGTCTACCTGAAAAGGTTGGTGGCTGGTCATCATTAGTTTCAGATACAATAGTTGGTGCAGTTAGGAAACAACACTCTTTTGTTGATCTAGATGGTAACAGGTATGTTGCACTAGGTTCAGATAAATTTTTACTTGTATATTTTGAGGGACAACTTCACGACGTTACACCAGTAAAAGCTACGATTAGTTCTGTTGTCATGTCTGCTCAAGATGCAACACAAGAAGTATCTTTAACATTTTCTTCAGCACATAACTTAGAATCAGGTGATATTATTTTATTAGATAATGTAACAGTTCCAAGTGGTATTGGTCTAACTGATGCTGCTTTTGAAGATAAATTATTTCAAGTAACAAGAGTTACATCTTCTTTAATTGCTATTGTAACGGGATCACAGACCACAACAGGTGCAGCAGGTGGTGGATCTTGTAGTGTCATACCTTATGAAAAGGTAGGACCGGTAGCACAATCTTATGGTTATGGTTTTGGTATTGGTAATTACGGTGGAACAGTGTCAGGTGTTACGACTACAACTTTAAACGGCGCTCTTAATGCAGACACCGCTGGTACAGGAGGATCAGGTACAGCAATAACTTTGACATCTGTAACAGGTTTTCCAACTGCTGGAACAATAGCTGTTGGTAACGAGTTAATAACTTACACAGGTATAAGTTCAAATGACTTAACAGGTATCACTAGGGGTGCAAATGGAACAGCAACATTTGGTACATCAAATGGACAAGCACATAGCAGTGGTGCTACGGTGACAAACGCTACAAATTTTTCTGGATTTGGTAGTGCAGTAAATGCATCTACTGTAGTTCTAGAACCAGGTCTTTGGAGTTTAGATAATTTTGGACAAGTTCTCATAGCAACTATTGCAAACGGCAAAACATTTACATGGAATGCTGGGGCTGCAACACCTTTATTAAATAGAGCATCAACTACAACATCTGGTTTTGAAACAGGAAATAATCCTACTGCATCGAGAGTCACATTAATATCACCAACAACACGTCACTTAATACATTTTGGAACAGAAACAACTATTGGAACGACGACCACACAAGATGATATGTTTATAAGATTTTCTGATCAAGAAGATATTAATAGTTATACTCCATCTGCAACAAACTCAGCTGGTACTTTAAGAATTCAAGACGGAACAAAAATAGTTGGAGCTATAAAAGCAAAAGAAGTTATTTTAATATGGACCGATAACGCTTTATATACAATGAAATTTATCGGAGCTCCTTTTACTTTCCAATTAGATCAAGTTGGAACAAACTGTGGTTTGATAGGTAAGAACGCTGTTGTAGAAATAGATGGGGCAGCTTTTTGGTTATCACCAAACGGGTTCTTTTTATTTGATGGTACAGTTAAATCATTACCATGTTCTGTAGAAGATTTTGTGTTTACTAATTTTGATACTACAAAAGGACAACAAGTTGCTGCAGGTTTAAATAATTTATTTACTGAAGTTACTTGGTATTATCCATCATCGACAGCTACTTTTAATGATAAGTATGTTGTATATAATTATGGTGAATCTGCCTTAACTAAAGTGCCTGGTGGTGTTTGGTATACAGGCACAGAAGCAAGAACTAGCTGGATGGATGCAACTATATATCCAACTCCTTATGCTACTAAATATGATAGCTCTGCTGATGGAACTTTTCCTGAGATTGTAGGTCAAGATGGATTAGGGCAAACAAAATATTTTGAACACGAAACAGGGACCGATCAAGTTAATGAGGATGGTTCAACTACAACTGTAACTTCTTTTATAAAATCTTTTGATTTTGATATGCAACAAAGATCTTTTAAAGGGCCATCAATAGCTGGTGAAGCATTTGTAGCTGTCAGAAGATTCATACCTGATTTTAAAGATTTACAAGGTAATTCAAAAATAAGTTTAGCTGTAAAAAGATATCCTCAACAATCTGATACCACTACAACATTAAGTCCTTTTACAGTTGACTCTACAACAGATAAAAAAGACACAAGAGCTAGAGGTCGTTTTGTAAACATTAAAATAGAAAATGATGCTGCTAGTGAGAAGTGGAGATTTGGAACATTAAGATTAGATATACAACCGGATGGTAGAAGATAATGGCTAAAATAAACGTAAGAATACCTGAACCAAAAGAAGATTATGATGTATCAAACCAAAAACAAATTAACAGAGCTTTGACAATAATGAAAGATCAATTAAATTCTACATTTTTGGATGAAGTAAAACAGGAGCAAGAGAGATTCTCTTGGTTTGTAAGTGGCTAATATATATAAAAATGAATTAGTAGATTTAACTACTACGAGTAACACTACAATATACACAACACCCTCTGACTCTAGAGCTATAATTAAAAGTATATTAGTATCAGAAGACGCTGGATCAGGATGTGATATAACTTTTACTATAGTAAATGCTGCATCTGCAGTATTTAGCCTTTTTAAAGATAAAGCAATAGCTTCAAAAGCAACAACTGAGCTGTTAACTCACCCTTTAATTTTGGAAGAAAATGAGGTATTAAAGGCACAAGCATCAGATGCAAATGAATTACACGTTATTGTATCAATATTGGAGATAAATAGAGACTAATGCCATTTATAGAAACAAAAGCTAAAAAAGAAATAAAAGAGATTAATGGTAAAGCAACTGTGGTCCTTACACCAGAGTGTGAAGTTACCTTAAAAAATTTAAAAACGGGTCAAGAGTACATGTCAGATGCAGAAGCAGATGCAGATGTAAACAACCCAGGAACAGAAACTAAAAGAGAAGATATCTCTAGAAGTGTAAAATTAACCGTAGAATCACTGCCAATTGGTGGTGATACAAATATATAGTTATTATGACAATATTTAGTGCACCAAGTTTTTACAATCTAAGAGATAGAAACATCTATGACCAAGGTTTTTATTTTCAACCACAAGAAATGTTTAGTGACGGCCCATTTAATCCTAATCAATTTAATACAACTGGAACTGGTGGAGGTGCTGCAGCTACAGGTATAGAAACAGTTTTAAATCAAGGTGGTGGCGGTGGAGCTGCATTCACCGGAGGTATAGGTGACCTAACAACAGCGTTTCAAAAAGCCGTAGATGACAGACAAGCAAGATTTGCAGAATATAATATGCCTTTTAGAGAGGGTAAAGTAATGTATCCAGGTCAGACAGGCGATAGTATTTTGATGGAAAGACTTGCTCCTGTTGGTGCACCAGCAGATTTTTATGAAGGAAGCATTGAAGGAATTCCACAAATAATAAAAGGAGCACCAGGTATATTTGAACCAAGAACTCCAATTGGAGGAGCGATTACTCAGAGTTTAAATAGAGCAGTTCAACGTATTACAGGAACACCACAAACAGCAGAACAAATAATGGAGGAGGGATATAATCCTCAAACCAAATTAGGATTTATTGCAAACTTACTTCCAGATAAATTTGGAACATTACCTAGACCTGATCAAGCATTTATTCAAAAAAATATGGGTTACACTGGTCCAACAGTATTTGGAGAAAATACAAGTGGTGGTAATAAAGACCCGTTTGGATTAAATGTTAGATCTGGATTTGGTAATTATGCAGAGGCTGTAGAAAGAGAATTCAATAGAGTAAATGATTATTTTAATAGTGATAAATTTGCAAATAAATATGGAGCAGACACTAAATTAGAATTAGATGAAGAAACAGGACTATATTCATTTGTTGGTAAAAATGCAGCAAGAGCAAATCAGATGAATAAAATGAATTTAGCTAGATATAATTATTATAATGAAAAAGTAAAAGAAAGAGATGCATTTAGAGCTCAAGAGAAAGCTAGAATAGAAGCTGATAAAGCAAGAACTAGACAAATTCAACAACAACTAGACGCGGGAACTTTTGGTAGAGATGATCCACCAGATAGGTCCCCAGGTAGTGTTACAAAAGAATCTGCAGCTAAAACATCTGGAGTAGGTGGCGGTGGATACACTAAATCTGACTCTGTTAGAGAATCTTATAGGGGTAGGTACATGATGGGAGGACTAGCAGATCTAGTCGATATATATGATTGATTATAATAAAAAAACCAGATACAAAAAGGATTTAGGCTAAAATATGACAATATCTAGAATGCAGATGGAAAGACAACTACGTGCGGGTGGCGGAATAATGACACTAGATGAACCTAGACAAGGTTTTTTTCTAGGTAAACTTGTAAAGAAAGCCAAGCGTGCTGTTAAAAAAGTAGTTAAATCACCTATAGGTAAACTTGCTTTATTAGGTGGTTTAGGTGCATATGCAGGAGGATTAGGTCCTTTTGCTAATATAAAAGGTGCAGGTTTTTTAAGAGGAGCAGGTTCTGGTCTTTTATCAGGATTAACAGCTGGAGACGATAGTTTTTTAGGCCAGATTGGAAACGTATTTAGAATTGGTGGTGAGGCAGGAAATAAATTTAGTGCACTAAGATTATTAGGTGGTGGACTAGGTGCAGCTGCAATCGCAGCACCATTCTTAATGGGTGGTGATGATGAGGAAGAAGTTCCAGAAGAACCATTTACACAGACACCTTCTAGTATCGCTGAAATAGTAGATCAAGCTAGAAGACAAGACCCAAGTTTAAGATTTTTACCTAAACCAGAATTTGTAGATAATTTCTATCTAGCAAATGGTGGTCTTGCTGCTTTTGGTGAGAGAGAACCCATGCAGGAAGGTGGTATTATGGATTTAGGTGGCATGGAAAAAGACTATAGAACCGGGGGCTTTGTAGATCTTGGAGCAGAAGAGAGAGCTGATGATGTGCCAGCAAGATTAAGTAAAAATGAATTTGTATTTACGGCAGATGCTGTAAGAAATGCAGGCGGTGGCGATATAGATGAAGGTGCCAGAGTCATGCAAAACATGATGGACAATCTAGAAGCAGGTGGTACAATATCTGAAGAATCTCAGGGTATGAATCCTGCACAAGAAATGTTTGATCAAGCACAAATGATGGAGAATAGAATAGTATAATGTCATTACCAGATTATTTAAAAGATACCGCTAAAGATTTTGCCAGACAGCTAACGGCGTCTACATCGGTACCTATAAAAACAAGTGCCTTTACAGGTAGACAATTTGTTGCCGGTGAAGATCCATTACAAACACAAGCAATTAATATAGCGAGAGCAGGTGTTGGATCGTTTCAACCATTTTTACAAGGTGCGCAAAGAGCTGTAGCAGCACAAGAAGGATTGACTGGACCAACTGCATTTAGACAGTTCATGTCACCTTTTCAACAAGATGTAATAGACACAACACTAGCAGACTTCGATAGACAAGCAGCACTTGGTAGACAGAACATCAGAGACCAAGCGGTTGCAGCAGGAGCATTTGGTGGTGGTAGAGAAGGAGTTGCACTTGGTGAGTTTGAAGCTGGTAACTTAAGAAACAGAGCCAGCTTACTTGCACAATTACAACAACAAGGATTTACACAAGCACAAAATTTAGCACAACAAGCATTTGGCC